ACCCCACAAAGGTTTCATGTGCTCACTCCACAACCAGTCGATCTGTTGCATGATTTCTTCGAGCACAGGCTTTACCAGGTTGTAGTAGACATCGGAGAGGATATCTCTTACAGACTGGAATCCCAGAGCAAGACCATCCAGGATTGGCTGACCGTATATATCCCATGCCCCTTTGATGCCGGTAAACATATCCTGAATAACCTGCTGTAGAAAGCTAAACAGCGGCAGCAAAAAGGAATTGATCAGATCGCCAATAAGATCGCATGCCCATTGGAATTGCAGCGCAAACTGCTCCATGATAAGACTACCGACATCCGCAAATATCGGCGCAAACGTCTCTGAAAAAGCATTCGTCACGCTAGGGATAAAATCTCCCAGAATGTACTCACCCAGCGGGCGCAGAGCAGTATCCCACAATTCCAGCGCGCTCCCCTGGATAATGCCCCAGGAACTTTTTGCCGCTCGGGACAGCTGATCGAAGGCCTTACTCCAAGCGGCGATGCTGGGCGCAAAGAGTTGCCCGATCTGTGCGATCAACTGCTTAATTTTTTCCAGAATCGGCGGTACTTCCTGTGCTTCGTCCACCGCTGCTTCAGGCACAAGGTTTGCCACACCTCCTGTACCACCACTGGCGGACGATCCGCCAGAACCAGCTGAACCGGTATCCTGCTGCAGCACGTTCAGTTCGTCGATGCTCGTGGTCGCAGTCCTGGCTGCTTTGGCTGCCGCTTTGGTACCGTCAGCCAGCTCTTGCTCACCCGCTGCCGCGGCTCCTGCGCTGGATGCGATTCCAGCATTTGCCCCTTCAATAGCCGCGCCAGTCGCCTGGATCTGCTTCTGCGCACCTCCAAAAATGGACGTAATCACCGCATTGAATACGTTGGCCATATTGATAAGGGCGGCCACAATGGTATTGAGCATTTTGACCACCGGCAGAAGTACCGTAGTAAGAGCCTGACCGATGATGCTCATAAACTGCTGCCACTGCATTGACAGAATACGGGTTTGGTTGGCCCAGCTGTCCTGCGTACGCAGGAAGTCACCTTGAGCCAGCTTCAGCGAATCCATCACAAAACTGTATTGCAATGCAACTCGCTCGGCCTGGCTCATGGCCTGAATGTTGCTGTTCATCCCGTTGGCCATGGCATACTGCTGCAGGTTTGCCTGCGTCATGACCACGCCCAGGTCCTTCAATGCCTCAGTTTCACCGGTGAAGATGCTCCGCAGCTTGTACGCCGCATCCTCCTGACTGAGGTTGAAGAAGCTGGCCACATCGCCAGACAAGCCGGTCAGCTCAATGGCCATATCGCTGGCAGCCTCATCTGCTACGCCCATACCCTTTGCCATGGCCATATAGGTGCTGCCGGTCTTTTTGGCCGCCAGCTCACTCATGCCAAAGCTGGTGATCGCAGTGTCGGCGAACTCCTCCATCTTGTAGGCCATGCCGCCGAAGGAAACATCTACAACGTTTTGCACCTCGGCCACATCGCTGCCCAGCTGAATACAGGCAGCGCCGAACTGGATTACTTTCTGTACGGCAAATGCTGCAGCAAGTGCTGCTGCCAGCTTCCCGGCAATCGAACGCAAACCGCCCAGGCTGCCGCTAACCTGGTTCACACCACGTTTAAATCCACTATTATCCAGCGCCGTACTGATTGTTACCTTTCCGTCTGCCAATTACATCGCCTCACTCTCCCAACAGTTTTTTCAGGCGCTCCTGCTCGGCCAGTTCCCTCGCCGTGTAGCGGGGCCGCAGGTCCACCTCAGCTTTGTGCTGCTGATAGTAATCCCTCTCCCAGCCTTCCAGCTTTTTGCCCCGGCGCCGCTTATCGCGAATACTCACTACTGTGGACAGCTGACCCTCGCCGATGGCCCCGAACCAGGCAAGGAAGGTCCACCAGTGCCCGAAGGGCAGGGCCCGGATCTCGCACCCGGCCACCTTGTTCACATCTGCCACAATCATTCCCTGATCATGCTCCCAGTCGATCAAACGGGGGCCAGATGGGCCGGTATCTTCCACGCCGCCCGCGATGAAGATCATCATCTGGCGGGCCGCCTCTTCCTGGTCCTTCTGGGGGATGCTGTCCCAATCCTCAAAAAACAGCTTCAGGGACACGAAATACCGCACCCGCTCATCCTCATCCGGATTGTTCAGCCAGCGGATGACCTCCAGCACATCCCGGAAGTCGGCATTTATGGCATATTGCCGGCCCTGAACTTCCAGTGCCTCCGGCAAACTCCAGCGGTCCATTATTTACGGCCGGCCGCACGCCGGGCTTCGCGGTTCGCCTGAGCCTTCGCCACGGCCGCGTTCGCCTTATCCTCGTAGAAGCGGCTGGCACCGTCCATAATGATGGGGCGCAGCGCATCCAGAAGATTGGTCACTACTCGCTCACCGTTGCCAGCTACCGCCATCAGATTCACGCCACCCAGCAGCCGGTCGAAGTCATTTTCCTGGCCGAATGCCTCCTGCAGAGCGGCCTTGGTTTTCCGATCAGCGTCAGCCAGGAGAGCAAGGGCTGCAACGCCGTTGTCCTCTTTCGGGAGCTGGCCGGCCTTCTCCACCAGCTCATTTTCCACGGCCTGGATCTTTTCCAGCATCCCCGTAAACCGGTTATACACATTGGGATCGCTGGGATTGAAACGCAGCACACCGCTGCCGTTAATTTCGAACTCCTGCACACCGGTGTCGATGCTCAATTTCTGTTTTGCCATACTGACCTCCTTACAAAGCGACCCGGCCGGTGACACTCTTTCCGGCCGGGTGTATGCTTACTCTTCTTCGTCCACAGTGAAGGTTTTGGTATCCACCTTAAAATGACCCTTCACAGGCTTTCCGCTGTAATGCAGGTTGAATGGGATCTGGTAACCGGTGGAATCGCCGCCGTAGCTGCTCACCTCGATTACCGCATCGTCCTTTACCGCAGGATAGCCTTTTTCCGGATCTGCCTCCTCCCACAGATGCACCTCCACCACAGTGGTATTGCAATCATCCAGAATCTTGCACTCATCAATGATGCCCTGAAGCCGAGCAAAAAGAGGATCATCTTTCTCCGCGTAGTAAGGCTCTACGCTGCCGCTCTTCTCATAGCTGGTCAGCATGATGCTGCTTTCGCCCAGGATGTTCTGCTTTTTCTCCACGTTGGCGCTCAGCTCAGGGCTGTATTCCTCCAGATCCTTGCCCAGCCGCACATAGTTGGGGCTGCCCTTCGATGCGCCGGGGAGTGCTGCATCGATATAGTGGGCCATATACTTTCGTTCGATTTTTGCCATCAGATCACCTCGTACTTTTCTTTGAATTCTGCGCTCAAAGCCACGATGTAGAGCCCAACTCCATCCTGGTCAGTGTCGTACAGTTCGCCGTTCTGTGCCTTGATGCGCTCCTGTTGTTGATCGATATTGCCAAAGGTAGGGGCCTTGTGCGTAATGCTCTGCTGCTGGACCCAGCGCTGGAAATCCAGCACCCAGTCAGCGTTATAGGCCGCGCTCGCACCATCCCCAGTGCTTTTCGCCACCGCAATATACAAGCCGAAGTTATACTGGTTACTCACAGTCACATTGCCCAGGATATCCTCATTGCGGCTGATCTCTACCAGCCCACCCGGCCGCAGGCTTTTGCTGCCCGGGATGCTGTCCAGATAGTCCACCAACATGTTGGCGGCCAGATCATACCCGGGATAGGTCCCAAGCCACTCCCTCAGCCGGTCCAGATCGCTTTTTTTGTTCATCCATTACCCTCCCTTACTCCTGATATACCTCTGTACATCTGCAGCCATGGCAGGGCCTTCGGCCGTGGAAAGTGCGCGATCCCAGAAGGGGCCGGCTTTCGGATTTTTGGTTTTTGTGTAGTCCAGCGGACGAGATACCACATGTTTGGTTTCCCCCTTGCGTGCCCAGGGGCTTCCGGTCACATCGCTGACCATAAGCTTACCGTTGAAGAGAAATCGTGCGGAAGGTGTATCCGTGACAATCAAGGGCTTTCGGATATTGGTCTGCGCCGCCGTCACCTTGATGGTCATACCGCTCTGATATGGCATGTACCGAACAATGCGCCGCAGCACGTTCTGGGTGTGAAACATCTGCACATCACCGCTGGAATCAAGCCCTTTGTCCTTCAGGATCTGCTGAACACTGTGCATCTCCAGATACGCCACTGTCCCATCCGGCAGGCGGAAAAGCTGTTTCTTATTCGCCATATCAACCACCCGCCTCAATATGGCACACCGCAGCGTTCCAGTATTTCACATCCACATCCTTGACCACAACCAGCCCCGGCACACTGGCCGGGATAAATTTCCCCCAGTCCGTCAGATCAGAAATCTCCGGGCCATCGCCCAGAAACACCTTGTCCCCGGCCGCCAAAGAAAACACTGGTTGGTCTGTGCCAAGAGGCTGCGCCGCTGCCATATCCACCCACACCGGACGGCCGTCCCATCCGGACGGAAGAACAAGCAAGAAACTGTTTGTCTCCTGCCTGCCGATTTTGTCCACGGTCTGCACCTTCTTGGCGTCAAAAAATGCACCGCGAAACAGGGTTCGGGTGCATTGAAAACCGTTTTTTAAATCTGCATGGTACAACGTGACAGTCTGGTTACACAGGCTGTAATCCACCGGCGGGCCGGGTCTTACTCTGAACATATCACCATCCCCTTTCGGTCCCACGGTAAATATCCAGATAGAGCTGGGCACAGCGGTAGAGCTCGCGATTCTGGGCGGCCGGACTCAGATCCGGCTGCGCGCCCTGCGCCCGGCTGCTGCTCACGCTGCCAACGCTCACGCTGGCTGCCGCACCGCCGTTTCGCGCCCAGTCGAAATAGTACAGCGCATCGATCATGGCACACAGGGCCATCTGTTCGCTGTTTTCGGCTGTATCCGTTACCCGGTAGATGCGCTTGTAGCGTTCCAGATGAGCCGAAGCGTCTCGGGCATACACCCGGAACTCTCCTTCCGGCACACTGTCACCGCCATATACATCCCGGTAAAACGCAAATTCAACCACTGCGCCGCACCTCCTCATTCTTCAGTGGGCGGGGTTCCCTTGCTTTTATCTGCAGATTTGCTTTTTTCTCGGGCAGACTTCTCATTACTCTGCTCAGAGGATGCGGGCGGCTGATTTTCCTGCTTACCGTCCTCAGTCTTGCGGGGAACCTTATATCCTACAGTTCTCATAGCGACCTCCTTAGCCTACGGTCTTGTGGCTGGCGTACACGCCGGCCAGTTTGTTTTTGTACACGTCTGCAATTCCCACATTCCGGTAACCGTATTTGTAGGCATCTGCATCCTGATTCTGCTCAGGGGTCACGATCTTGGGGGCCACATGCTTCTCGAACTGGATCAAAGCGGGCTTGTGGATGACCATGAAGTTCAGCTCCGCACCACCATCAGCAGCCTTGGCAAAGCCACCAGTCTCTTCGCCGCCCTTGCCGCTCTTCTGGTCGATGGCGGTATAGAAACGGGTCTGGGGCACCAGAGTCTTGGTAGCAAAGCGGGACAGGATTTCCCGGCTCTTGGTGGTGTCCAGATCAGCGATCATGCCGTCCAGTGTGGGGGTGATGAAGAGATGGCGGTCCTCCATGGGCACCTCCGCCTCATCCAGGCGGTGGTGGCCACCCGCAGAGCAGCCAGAACGGCAGCACCATCGTTCATGGTTTCTTCCTTCTTGGTGATACCGCTCTTGCCGCAGTAGCTGGCAAAGCGGAAGGCATCCAGTTCAGGCACCACCTTGGTGCGGATGAACTCGCTGGCCAGACGGCCGAAGGCAAGACCAGCGGTTTCCTCGTTGTCCATGGTATCCACAGTGAACATGCGACCACGGTCAAAGTTGCACTTCACGGTCTCGTTGGTCATGGTCACATCGCCGGACACATAACCGCTATTGCGGTCGTAGTCGCCCAAGCCCTGCATATCCAGCATGGGGATGATCAGCTCGTTGGCGTTGGCACCCTGCTGTACCAGATTGGGATCGCCATCCAGCTTGGCGGTCAGGGAGGCATTTTTGTATACCTCATCCAGCATAGGGATATACTTTTTCGCCAGTTCAATAGTGTTTGCCATATTTTCTTACCTCTCTTTCAAAAAATCACTTGTTTTCGACCGGCGGCAGGCCAAACGCCGCACGCAGTGCAGCGTCCGAATCGCCGCCGGCAGGACTCCCGCCGGTACCGCCAGCATAGGGCGGGGGCGGGTTGCCGGTATCGAACAGGTAATCACTGTCCTTGGCCAGCTGCTCCAGTGCGGCGGAAATGTCCTTGTCCGGGTCCTTGCTGGCCCGCAGGGCATCCACATCCAGCAGCGCCTTGATGGCCTTTGCATTGCGGCCCTTGGCCTTACCAATGGCGGAATCCAGCTGTGCATCGAAGCGTACAGCCTCTACCTGGGCCGCGGCATCCTTTGCGGCCTGCTCGGCCTTCTTCTTCCAGTCTGCAGCTTCCCGGCGCACCGCTTCGATATCCATGTCCTCGAAGGCCTGGATCCTCTTGTTTGCCTCGGTCAGCTGACTTTTCAGGGTCTTGTTCTCGGTGTTCTTGGCGTCAAAATCCACCTTGGCCACAAAGGCCTTGCCAATCTCAGCGCTCACCTTCTTGTCGATCTCCTCGGTGTAGCTATCACCCAGGATCTCCTCCAGCCATTCCAACATAGGGTCTCCTTCCTTGATTCCGCTGTCCTTTTTGTGGGGCCAGTCCCCCTACTGCGGTGCCCTGTTTATAGTCCCCCGGGCCTGGGGTATTTTGGGTAGAAAAATAGCCCGCCCCGGCCGCATGAGGCCGGATGCAGGCATATAAAAAGGCCCGCCGCCCGGGTGGACGGTGAGCCTCAGATGTTATTCATAATGATTCTGCTACATCAACGTTGGAACAATTTCCCGGAATGGTTTTCCGCCAATGAGCCATTTATCTAAAAGGGAATCCAGCCCCACATAATCGTTCCTGTTGCCATCAGAATCCCAGGTGGAAAAAGAACCTGTCTCAGGGCAGCAAACGGAATACTCTTTCCCATCGACGATGAATGTGGGTTCGTTGGTCAAGATAAATATTTCAATATCATTACGAGTCAGCTTCTTCACCCCCTAAAATATCCTGATGCTGTACCCTCTCCAAATCAGAAAGGTCTTCCGAAATGCGCTGAATTAATTTGCCATCATCGCCCCAAACATACCGATGAACGTGCTCTCCTCGAACACCATACGGATGCTTATCCGGTCGATTGTGCGGTCCACTATGAATTTGAACTGACATCATACCGTTCTCATCGTAAATCGTTCGGTCTATCTGCACAGTTCCGTTTTTATACACAGTGTTGGTTTCAATCACCGCGTTTGATTTATACTTCTGCGGAATAGTAACCTTTCCTTTTGATTTCCAATCATCGGTAACAACAATGGTTCCGTTTTTATTGTAGTGTATTCTGTTGTACTTTTCAAGCTCCTTGCGATATGCGGAGCTCGCTTTTCCAGCCTGCCGGCGGCTCCACCCCACAACCTCCAGCCGTTCTGCCCTGCTCTTGAAGCCCATGGCTTTGTTGAAGCGGGTATACTCCTGATTCAGTCGGGCCAGCTTGATCCGGTCGGTGAGCAGCTGCGACTCATCCCCGGCCGCTTCGCTCATCAGCACACGCTGCTTCTGGGTGCGGATATTCCGCTCAATGCGGTTCTGGTACTGGGTAGCCTCGTATCCGGTCATGTTCCGGCCCTCGTAAGTAACACCTCTGGCATTATCCTGCCGGAAGGCTTCCAGCTCCGCATCTGTGTACTGCGGGCTGTTTATCCCCAGCAAGATGGGGAAGGCCACATGGCCGCAGTTCAGCGTACCGATGCGCCGCGTGAGGTTGCCATTCAGACGCTGGAACTCTGCATCACTGTACTGTCGGCCCTGGATCGGCTCGTGGTCCGGGGCGCTGTTGGCGTGGGCACTGATCTCCCAGCCGTTGCAGCCCAGCGCATCATGGTTCTGTTGGGTGACCTGCTCCACCAGCAGGCCCATGCCACCCATCAGGTTGCGCCGTACAGCTGCTCCCAGTTCTGTGCTGATGCCGCTGGCATAGTCGATGGTCACAATACCGCGCCCGGCCAGCTTGCGGGTGGCCTGTCTGGCCGCCTCGCTGGCGCTGGTGGCACCTGTGGCCACCAGCTTGAACGCCTTGTCCATGCACTCCCGATACACGTCCTGCAACGGCAGAGGCTTACCGGTGGCCGGGGAAACCATGCCCATGGTCTGAGTGATATTCTCCAGCTGCTCCCCGGCCAGCTTTACAGCAGCCTCAGTCAGCTGCAGCAGGCTCCCTGCATCCGCTTCGGTGGCCCACACCCCTACACGGGCATAGTCATCCTTTAGATCGGAAGAGCGTCGTGTAGGGAAAGAG